CCAATTGTGGTTTGATTGGTCAAAATGCGCTTAGTTATTCTAACGGTGTGGTTTATTGGATGTCTGGTGAAGGTGGATTTTTTATGTACGATGGTACTGTTAAAATGCTCCCTTGTCTGGTTGAAGATTTTGTATTTACCACATCTGGAGATAATTTAGGAATTAACTATGCTTCCAATCAACTTGTTTATGCAGAACACAATACGCTTTATAATGAAATTAATTGGTTCTATCCAAAAGCAGGATCAACTCAAATCGATAGATCGGTGACTTATAATTATGGTGAAGATTGTTGGACTACATCATCACTTGCTAGAAGTTCTTATGCGGATCAAGGAGTATTTGATCTACCGTATGCAACTGATTATAATAGCACTGCAACTCCTAATTTTCCAACTATACTGGGGATTACTAGTAAATATGGAGCATCGACTTATTATGCTCATGAAACAGGAACCGATCAAGTTAGAAATGGTACCACTACATCTATTAATGCTTACATTCAATCCGGTGATTTTGATATAACGAATACCAATAACATTGCTAACCTACAAGGTGATGGTGATTTTATTATGTCGGTTAAACGATTTATTCCTGATTTTAAAGTGTTATCCGGTAATTCAAAAGTTACATTATTATTAAATAATTATCCAACAAATACGGCATCAAGTTCACCTCTAGGTCCCTTTACAATTTCATCATCTACTGATAAAGTAGATACTAGAGCAAGAGGAAGACTTGTATCCATTAAAATAGAAAATGATGCTGTAGGAGAAACATGGCGTTATGGAACATTTAGACTGGACGCAAGACCCGATGGAAGACGATAATGGCTAAAATAACTACATACATACCAGAACCAAAACAAGAATACGATGTTGAAAATCAAAGACAGATTTTACAATCACTTTCTACATTAAAAGACGAACTTAATTTTTCATATCAAGATGATTTAAGAAAAGAACTAGAAAGATTTACATGGTACAACATGAGGTTTGGTTGTTAACATGTCTTCTTGTAATAATGTAAATGTTGAACCAACAGTAATTGGTGGTGGCGATGGATCCACGGCCTATGATGCATTTGGACGATTAAGAGTATCAAACCCTTTAACTATATTTGATTCAACAAATGTATTATCTAAAAATAATTTATTTGATGAAGATTTAACTGGATCAGGAACCGTTACTTATACCTCAAATAAATCTACAGTTAATTTAAATGTTACTACCGCTAGTGGTGATAAAGTTATCAGACAATCAAAAAGAGTAATGAGTTATCAACCAGGTAAGTCATTATTAAATTTAAATACATTTGTAATGAATGCTCAAGAGTCTGGGTTAGAACAAAGAGTTGGAATGTTTGATGCAAATAATGGAATATTTTTCGAGGACACAGGAACTGCTTATCAAATAGTAAGACGTAGTTATACATCTGGTGCATCTGTTGATGATCCTATTTTACAATCAGCTTGGAATGGGGATAAACTAGATGGCACAGGAGCTTCTGGTTATACACTCGATCCAACTAAAGCAACTATTATGTTTGCTGATTATGAATGGTTAGGTATGGGAGCGGTTAGAGTTGGATTTGTAATTGATGGTAAATTTATTGTCGCTCATACATTTTTAAATGCAAATAACTTATCGACTGTTTATATGCAATCAGCAAACTTACCTATTCGATATGAGATTGAGACAACAGGAACTATATCCGGTGCAGCAGTATTACAACAAGTTTGTTCAACAACTATGATTGAAGGTGGCTATGCACCGTCTGGAATACAACAAATGATTGGAACAGCTTCTTTAGGTGGAGTCAATTTAACAACTGCTGGAACTTTTTATAATTTAGCAACTATTAGATTAAAATCTTCAAGACCCTATGCAGTTATTGTATCACAAGGATTTGATGCATCCGCAGTATCTAATTCTGACTTTGAAGTACAATTAATTTTAAATGCTACTCCATCTACAGCATTTTCATACACATCTTATTCAGATAATGTAGAATATGATTTAACAGGAACTACAACAATTACTGGAGGAACTATAATTGGTAAAGCTTATTTATCTGGTAAAGCAAGTAATTCAATACAATTTGGAGATGGTTTTAATTTTGACTATCAATTAGGACAGACAATTGGTGGTACTTCTGATACACTAACACTTTGTGCAAAAGGCGCATCAAACGGTGATGATGTTCTTGGAAATTTAAAATGGGTTGATTTAACATAATGGCAAATTTTTATAAAAACGCATTCTATGATCCAACCGTTACAACAGCGGTGACGACCTATACTTGTCCATCAAATGCTAATGCAATTATACAAAATGTACAAGTCACAAACTCAGGTGGATCAAAAACATTTAAAGTACATATTACAGATAATTCTGCAACAACGAGTTTTATTGTTGCACATGCAAGTATTACTGGACCTACCATTTGTAATGTAGCAAAAGAACCATTAATTCTAGAGGATAATGACTCAATAGCCCTTGAAACTTCTGATACATCTGGTATAAGTGCAGCACTATCAATTTTAGAAATAAGTAGAGAGGATCAAAACGGATAATGGCACACGATGATTTACCAAAAATTCATTGTACCACTACAGTGATTATTAGAAATACTAAAACTAATAAAGTATATAAAGACGAAGCAGAAAGAGACGCAGACATAGCGGATCCTAATACTTTAACAACGGCAGCAGATATTGCTCAAGATGTTCAAGTGCAAGTTTCACCGAAAGGACTAAACGTTTTACAGAAAGTGATGAATCAAAAAAATGAAGAACCAAAATCCTAGAGGCGGGACAGAGCTTCAATTTGAATATTTAAGAAAATACGTCGATTCTAAGTTGTTGGATCAAGTACAAATTACAACATCTGTACCTGAAAAAATCCCGTTATCTAAAGATAAAATAAATATTCTTTGGCAAAAAAATTCATATGATCAACCTAATATTGCACCTTGGTTTAATGATAAAGACAATCATAAAAAATATGATTGGTATGTGTTTAACTCACATTGGAATTATGAAAAATTTAGATACTTATTTAATATACCAACTGAAAAATGTTTGGTTATAAAAAATGGTGTAGACAATATAAAACCAAGGGATTTAAATAAAAAGAAAGATAAAATTAAACTTATATTTCATCCAACTCCTTGGAGAGGACTGAATGTTATGTTGGCTGCAATGCAGTATATTAAAAATCCAAATATAGAATTAGATGTATATTCTTCTACAGAAGTCTATGGTAAAAATTTCTATGACCAATCTGATCATCTTTATCAAGGTCTTTATGATCAAGCTAAAGCTTTACCTAATGTTAATTATATTGGTTATAAACCCAATGAATATATAAAAGAAAATTTACATAACTACGATATATTTGCTTATCCTAATATATGGGAAGAAACATTTTGTATATCAGCTGTAGAAGCTATGGCTGCTGGTCTTTATGTAATAACCACGGACTATGGAGCTTTATATGAAACTTGTGCTGAATTTTCTACCTATATACCATATCAAAAATCATATGAAAATTTAGCTAAAAATTTTGCTTATGCGATAGAAGCTTCTGCTGAAAAGTTATATGAACCAGGAGTACAACAGCATTTAAAAATGCAAATCGAATACACAAATCAATATTATAGTTGGGTAAAACAATCTAATGCTTGGACTATATTTTTAAAAGGAGTAATAGATGCAAGATCCAAATAAACCTATATGGATAGATTCAGGAAATAAACAAATCACTACTATAAATTTAGAAGAAGCGCTTAAAGATAAAAAGAGTCCTATAGGTATATATGTTGCAACACCTGTACATAGTGAATGTTCTATTCATTACACACAAGCCTTATTAAAATTTCAACAAGAATGCCTTCAAAAAAATATATTAGTTAGTTTTGCTTTATTAAAATCTTCTTTAGTAACTCAAGGTAGAAATTTATGTGTGTCCAATTTTATGGAAATAGAGGAGTCTTATTCTCATTTCTTATTTATAGATTCTGATATTCAATTTGAATTTGAAACAATTATGAAAATGATTGAAGCAGACAAAGAACTTATTGCTGCACCTTATCCATTAAAAGCTATTGATTGGGAAAAAATAAAAAATAGGATTAAAGACAAAGAAGTAGATTCTAAAACAATGTCTGAAATGGGATTTACCTGGCCTATTAAAGTAGAAAACTCAAAAGAAATATCTGTTGAAAAGGGTGTTATGGAAGTTACTCACGCACCAACAGGATGTATGTTAATTAAAAAACAAGTGTTTGAAAAAATGATTAAAGCATATCCAAATTTAAAGATTGATCAACCTACCATTATTAATGGTAAAGAAGATTCTAAACCTTATTATTATAATTTTTTTGACACTTACCATGAGCCTGAAACTAAACGGTACTATGGTGAGGACTTTGGTTTCTGTAAAAGGTGGACTGAAATAGGTGGTAAATGTTACATATATGTAACGGATAATATTACTCATATAGGTGAGTATTGTTATAGTGGAAGCTTATTGAAAGATATGCAGCAGACCTTTAAAAAGATTGACTAGTCTATTAAAATCAAGTAAATTACATCAATTACAGGTATCATTCCCTGCTCTTTTACATTATAAACTATTAAATTATGGCAATATCAAGAATGCAAATGAACAGACAATTACGAGCAGGTGGCGGTATTATGGATATCGCTCCAAGAGAAAAATTTGGTTTAGGAAGTAAGCTTAAAAGAGCTGTTAGAAAAATTATACCTAATGAAGTAGCTAGTGTAGCTAGTGCAGCAGCTCCTTTTGTAGCTCCATTTAATCCATTACTTGCTGCAGGTATGGCGGGTATAGGTAGTTTTGATAAATCAGGTAGTATTAGTGGCGCACTAAGATCAGGTGCCTTGACTTATGGTTTAGG